CGGGCGGGGTGGTGGTCATTGCGCACCCGCCGTCCGGGAGTCGATGTCCTCGATCCACGCCACGCAGACCGCGGCCACCTGCGTTAGCTCGGCGCGGAGCTTCCCCTGGTCTTCCTCGGCCACAGCCTCGTAGACCTCCTCCAGCAGGACCGCACGCCAGTCGGCGCCGCCGTTCCTGGCGAGGTAGTCGCAGGCGGACCGCATCCGGTCGGCCTCGCTCTGCATAACCGGTCCGCCGGTGCCGTCCTCGCGGTGCTGCTCGCCGAACTTGGCGATCTGCCGGAAGCGTTCGGCGTTGATCTCGCCGAAAATCAAGCTTCTGCCGGCAGGGGCAGGGCGGTTCGGACACGTGCAGTCGATGACGCTCTCGCCGCAGTCGACGTGATACATCTCCGGCGCGTGGCCGCCGCAGCCGTTGCCGCAGTCGGGGCACTCCGGGTGGTCGGTTTCGGTCTCGTAGGCGTCGGCAAGCTCGGGCTTGACGGTTTCGTACTCGTCGGCGACGGCGCGCAGGTCGTTGAGGGCGCTTTCGAGGTGTGCCATGCGGATGTTGCCGCGAATGCGGCAGAGCTGGAGCATCTGGCTGACGCGTTCGACGCGCTGGGCGGGGGTCTCGGCCATCACGCACCCGCCGTTTCGACGACCGGCTGCCCGTAGTGCAGCAGCACCGCCTGGTTCGGTGCGGTCCGGTGGATCTGCTGCATCTCGCCGTTCGCAAACTCCACGAACTTGCGGGCCGCATCCTCGGTCCACGGCAGGTTCTCCGGATCGTCGTCCTCGAGCTCCATGTCCTGCCGGATCAGGGTTCCGAGCCCGGCCACGTAAACGGCCCACTCGACCTTGGCCAGCTCCTCGGCCTGCTGCTTCTCCGCCTCGGCCCAGGTGCGCCCGCAGGCGCAGTCACTGGGCTTGTCCCAGGTCCCGGCCGGCGGCAGCACCGTGTGGCCGTGCTGGTGCGACCCGAACGCGGGCTTGCCGTAGTGCAGCGCAATCGCGTAGCTCGGGTCGCCAAGCTCAACCGCCAGCGGCGAGCCGGGCCCGAACCTGCTGTCGAAGTCGGCCAGGTACGCGCGGACCGTCTCCTCGGTGAACGGCTCGCCATCCACCTCGTCGCCGGGGTAGTGCCGGTCGTGGGTGGTGATCTCGTCGATGCCGGCGAAGTACACGCACCAGGCGGTGCCGCCGTAGTTGGCGGCGAACCAGGCGAGTTCTTCGGCGTCGAAAACGATGGCGCCGTTGATGATCTCGGTCATCGCGCACCCACCCTCGCGACCGGCGCAGCAATCTGCAGCCGGTTCACGGACCAGCCGGTGAACCTGCCGTCCTCGTCGAGCAGGTGGGAGTTCGGCAGCTTCTCCACGGTGCGCCAGGTGTACTGCTCTTCGCCGGTGACCGCACCAGGGTCCAGAGCTTCGAGGTCAGCGATGGCGGCAGCCTTGGCCGTGTCGACGTTGAGGTACACCTCGGACGAGGAGCCCTCCTCGTCGTCGGTGAAGTACCAGACCTCGGCGGGCACGTTCGGCTGCGGCGCGAACACGCCGGCGGCGTCAAGCACGCGCATGGCGATGTCGGCGCACTCGGCGGGAACGAGTCCCTTGATGCCCACCTTGTTGAGCTGGTTCCAGCGCGCCGTTGCGGCGCTGCTGATCTGGTCGCGGATCTCCTGGCGGTCAAACATGGTCTTCTCCTCGGTTGGTTTCGGTGCTGTTCGGGGGGTCAGCGCTGGCTGTTCGTGGTTAGAAGGGCGCCTCCTCCGGAGACCCCCAGCCGCTTTGCTGGCCGCCGCCCCATCCGCCCTGGCTGCCGCTGTTCGTGTTCTGCTGCGGCCGGCCACCGCCGCTGTTGCCGCCGCCCTGTCCGCCGCCCCGGTTGGCCTTGGTGACCTTCGCCGTCGCGTACTTCAGCGACGGGCCGATCTCCTCCACGTCCAGCTCGACGACGGTGCGCTTCTGGCCGTCCTTCTCGTAGGACCGCTGCTTCAGGGCGCCGGTGGCAATGACGCGGGTCCCCTTGGACAAGGACTCGACAACGTGGTCGGCGGCGTCCCGCCAGATCGAACACCGAAGGAACAACGCCTGGCCGTCCTTCCACTCATTCGCCGCCTTATCGAACGTCCTGGGCGTGGATGCGATCGTGAACGAGGCGACCGAAGCGCCGGAGGGAGTGATCTTCAGGTCGGGATCGTCGGTCAGGTTCCCGACAACCGTCACAGTGGTTTCGCCGCTCATTTGCCAGCCTTCTTCTTGGAGTTGTAGCGATCTCGGTAGGTGTTTGTGCAGGTCCGGCACACCTTCCGACCGAGTGGGTTGAGGTAGGTGTTGGCTTCGTCGTACTTGTGGCCTTGGGGGCACGCCGCTCGTGGTCGACAGCGCTCGCCGCGCCGAAAGTTCTCAAGCGGCGTTACGGGCTCCAAGTGCCAGGGGTTGCAGCAGGCCCGGTGCGGGCAGGCATCGCCCCCCGGGCATAACGGATCGTCGGTGTGACAACGGTGATCCAGTTGGAGTCCGGGCGGAATGTCGCCGATGAGAAATTTGTAGGCCCATATGTGGGAGCGCCCTGAACGGCCATTTGCGGAAAACATCCCATAGCCGCTTTGGTCGGAAGAGCCGGACCAGATCCAACAGTCATTGCCGGACTGCTGTACGAAGCGGAAGAACCTAGCTTCCTGCGTCGGCTCGTTGCTGCCGGTAGGTGAGCCGGTTGCCCACAGGCGCAAGTAGTGTCGCGGGCACAGCCCGCGGGCGCCCTTCCGCCCGACCCTTCGGTCGCAGCCGTACACAACGCACAGGCCCAGTTGTGCTGGCGGGAGAACCACATCGCTAGGGACTTCAGCAAGCCAGTCGCTAAGACTCGCGGGCACGCCCTCAATGCGGCCGACGATGGTTACGGGGATGCTCACGGGTGCCTTTCTGGTTGGGTTGGGGATGGCCGGGGCGTTAAGGGCGCCCCGGCCGCTTCGTGTTCAGGCGGCGTCGCGCATGGCGGCGTGCGGGGTCCACGGCTCGTCGGCCTTGGCCATGTCCGTGACGCGGGAGTAGTGGCCCTGGAACGCGCAGGTGATCGTGGCCTTCGGCCCGAAACGGTTCTTCACGACCATCAGATCGACTTCGCCGGCCCGCGGGGACTGCTCCTCGTAGGCGTCCTCGCGGTGCATGAGGATCACCACGGCGGCGTCCTGCTCGATCGCACCGGACTCGCGCAGGTCAGACATGGCCGGCTTCTTGTCGGCGCGACTCTCGGCATTCCGGTTGAGCTGCGACAAGACAACAATCGGCACGTCGAGTTCCGAGGCGAGGTTCTTCAGCCCCCGGGACAGCGCCGACACTTCCTGCTGCCGGTTCTCGGCGCTGGGAGCGCCCATCAACTGCAAGTAGTCAATGACGATCAAGCCGAGGCTGCCGCGGGTGCGGCGGATTTCGAAAGCGTGGTGGCGGAGCTGCCCGAGGGTGACCTCGGAGGTGGTGAGGATGTGCAGGGGTGCGCTGCGGATGCTCTCGGCACGCCGGGAGATCCGGGCCCACTGGTGCTCGGTCAGGGTGTTGTGGTTGATGTGGTGCAGCTCGACCTTGGCTTCAGCGGAAATGATGCAGCGCATGTTCTCGTCGGCGCTCATTTCCAGGCTGACGAACAGCGTCTCCACCTTCTGCCGGATCGTTGCCTCGCGGATGAATCCCCTGGCCAGGGTGGATTTCCCGATGGACGGGCGTGCGGCGATGATGATGACGTTGCCGGGCGCCAGGCCGCCGAGGAGCGCGTCGAGGTCGTGGATGCCGGTGGGCAGGAACCGATTCGGCGCAGGGTTCTCGATGCCTGCGATGGTCGGGTCAAACAGGTCGTCGGCGGTGGGAATCTGAACGCCGGAGGTATCGGCAAGCCCGGCTTCGAGCTCCTTCATCGCGACGTCGTACAGGTCGGGAATGTCGTCGAGGTCGGTGGCGGGATCGTCGCCCATCTGCGCCAGGCGAGTACCGATGGCGACGAGCATCCGCTTCTGGTGGTAGCGACGGACAATGTCGGCGTAGTACGTCGCGGAGCCGATGACGCAGGCCTGCTGCATCAGCTGGTGCAGATAGGCGCCGCCGCCCATAAAGCCCTGCTGGCCGCGGCGGACGAAGTCGTCGAGGACGGATACCGGGTCGGTGGGGCGGCCCTCGTTGGAGAGTGCGATCAGGGCGGCGGCAATGCGTTCGTGGGCGGGCAGGTGGAACGTGGCGGCGGGTGCGATAGCGGCGACGTCGCCGATGCAGCGGCCATCGAGGAGCATCGCGCCGAGGACGGCACGCTCGGCATCGTGATCGGCGTTGACGCGGGGCTGGTCTTCCGGGTGGTCCCAGGTGTCCATCAGGCAGCCCTCCTGCGGTCGATGCCGTCGAGCTTGACCTTGGTGGCGGTCTGGGCCAGCCGGGAGTTGACGCGGTCGCCAAGGGCCAGCTTGAGCTGCTCAATCGGGATGTTCGTGGTGTAGATCGTCGGCAGGCAGCGGTTGTAACGGCGGTCAACGAGCCGGAAGGTAATGGCATCTGCCCAGTCGGATCCCTTGTTGGCGCCGAGTTCGTCGAGCAGCAGTAGCGGCGCGTTGGCGATGCGGTTGAACTCGGTTTCCAGGCTCACGCCGGACGACGGGAGCATCCGGGCTTGCAGGTCCGGCACCGATTCGGCAACCCAGCGAACGAGCGGTTGTCCGGAGTTCCCAATTGCGGCGAGCGCGCCGTAGGCCTGATGCGTTTTTCCGCTACCGGTCCCTCCCATCAGGACCAGGTCGCCCGCGACGGCCGGGTCGAGCAGGTACCGGGTTACCCAGTCGGTGACTGCCGGGTGGTCGGCGATGGCGTGCCGAAAGCGGTCCGGCGTGTTGGCCAGGAAATACTCGGCGGCGCGAGCGCGGTTGTCGGCGGCTTGCTCCTCGGCGGTGGTATCGGTGTCGAGGTCGTATCGGGACCAGTCGCCGTCGGCGGTTGCGGGCAGGCCAAGGTTGGCGAAGACGTTGGCCGCGGTGCGCTGCCAGGCCTGGTCGTCGGGGTTGTCGTTCACGGGACGCTCCTAGAAGTCGCCGTCGTAGGCGTCGGGGTCGGTGGGGTTTTGGAAGGCTTCGTGCTTGCTGGGGGAGCGCTGATTGGGCGGCGGAAGCACGGCATCGAGGTCGTCGCCCCAGGACTCGCGGTTCAGCCACGTAGCCGGGTGAGGGATGAACTTCGGGTCCTGGCCGATCAAGCGGCAGCGTTCGGCGTAGGACTGTGCGGCCTTGACAATGGCGGCGGGGTCGGCTCGGTTCTTGCCGACGGCCTTGTCCCACGCCTTGCGGGCGTCGGGCTTGCTGACCTTGCGGGGCCAGTGGGTCCAGAACTCTCCGAAGTCCCGGAGAGGCTCCGTCGGATCGACGACTACCTCTCCATCTACATCTCTAACTACATCTCCTATTAACTGCTCAGGGCGGAGCGGCTCCGGAGTCGTTCGCGGAGTTTTCGGGAAAGATTCCGGAGAGGCTCCAGAAGTGTTGTTGACCTGGCCGTTTACTCCTGGTGGTGCTTCGTGCAACGGGCACGGAGGGATGCGGGAGTCCGTCGGGTGTGACGGCTTCTGGTGGTCGCGCCAGTTAGTGGCGTGAAGGTAGTGCTTGCCCTTCACCTCATACCGGCACAGGGGTCCGCAGTCATTGCCGACGCCGGGCACGGTGAACATGTCGAGCCAGGAATCGATGATGTGCTCGTCGAGGTCGCGGTCCAGGGGGAAGCAGTCGGCAAGGATCAGCCGGTTGTTGTCGACGCCGCGGCCATGGTCGTCGAGGTAACCCCACAGGAGCGTCCAAAAGTAGCGAACCTCGCGAGGCCACTCGGCAACGGTGAGGCTCGTGCGCAGCTCCGGCTTGATCGAGCGGATGCGGGCCATCAGATCTTCGCCCCCTTGCTGCTGTTGCAGGGCCGGCACAAGACCCGAAGGTTTTCGTAGGTGTCCGGGCCATTGAGCGACCACGGGTAGATGTGGTCGAGGGTGAGGTCGTTGATAGCCCCGCACAGAACGCACCTGTGGCCATCCCGTGCAAGCACCGCTCGACGCAGCGGCCGTGGAATGGCCGCACGACCATCTGGCACGATCCGGCAGCCCAGGTAGGGACTGACGGTGAAGCCGAGGCCGTGGTCGGTCCACAGGCCGAAGGTGGTGAGTTGTTTGGCCACCTCGTTGAGGTCGTAGTCCGTAGCTGCTGTGGCTGGGTAGAGCCCGTCTGGGCCGTCGTTGCTAGCGAGGTAGAACAGGCTGTCGAGGTATGCGAACCGCGCGGGCCTGGCAAGCCGACGGTTGAACGACATGTCGATCCAGAGCTGGGGATCGACGCGCACGAGCCAGCCGCGTTGCTGCTGGCGTCGCTTGGTCGTGGTCACGCGCGGGCCTTTCTTTTTGGAATGTTGATGGAGCTGCTGGTGCGTCTCGCTGTACGTCCAACCTTACAGGAAGACTTACAGCTAAGCTAACGTCATGGTGTACGCTTTACGTGTACCTGACACATTTCTGTAAGCTGCGCATATGGGAGAGGCCAAGATCGTGACTACTGGCGTGCAGGAAGCCCGGCAGAACCTGCGGCAGTTCATCGATGCCGCGGCCGTTGACCAGCAGCACACCGTGATTGAGCGGCGCGGTAAGCCCGTTGCTGTTCTGGTGCCTGTGGGCTGGTACATCGCTCAAGGCGGTGACCCGCGCGAGCCGCTGGACCAGATCGTCGACAGCGCGCCAGCTCCAACCGAGTCCTGACCTCATGCCGCCACCTCCCACGGCTCGTCGGCGCTGGTGTTGTACGCGTTCCACCAGGCATGCCGACACCGCGGGCACTCGTAGACGTAGCGCACCTCGGCGCCGCTATTGATTGACGTCAGAGGCTCGACCGGCTTCAGTGCGCCACAGCGCGGGCAGCGGTGCGCAGGGCCGAGCGCTCCGGTAACAGGCCTGGTCAGGTCAAACACCTGAACCACCACCCGCTCGCACCCGCTTCTTGCCCGCAGCCAGCCGGCACGGATTGCACAGCCCCAGCCCGGTCAGCATCACCGGCGCGATAAACACCCGGACCTCGTTGCCGAACCGGACCGGCACGCCCATCGCAGGCAGCGTGTTGATCGCTGAGATGCCGCGCATGTCCACGCCGCCGCACTCCGAGCAGGTCCGGTCCCACTCGCGGGTGTGGCCGTTCCGCATGTGATCGTCGAGGCAGTTCGGACACATGATCGTGTCCGCCTCGTCCACGCACACCGCACCCAGCGGGGCGTCGAAACCCAGGTGCGGACAGGCGACCGGCACCTGGGCGCGCAGCGCCGTATGTGTTTCGGCAGTCTTGGCCTCGATCGCGGGGAAGTCGCCCGGCAGGGTCGGGGACGCAGCGCGGTTGTCCTTGGTGAGCGGTGCGGTGAAGACCTTGCGTGCCATGTGCGCGGCAGCCGCGACGCGCTCGGGGTGGGCCGCGGCTTCTTCGAGAGCTTCGGCGAGGGTGGCTTCCAGTGCCTTGATGTCTGCGGCCGGTGCGGTCCGGAGGTAGTCGGCGGTTTGGCTGAGGACATCGCGCAAGGAGTCGTTGACCACGGCACTGGCTCGCCGTCGAGCGTTGCTGCGCTTTTGCTCGAAGCGGCGGTGCTTCAGCTTCTTGTTAGCTTGCTTGCCCATCAGCGCTCGTCTCCCGTCTTCGCGGCGAGAGTGAGCAGGACGTCGGCATGGCACGCTGTCCCGTCCGCGCACCAGCAGCACAGGTCTTTGCCGGCCAGCGCACCGAGGTTGTCGAGGATCCATTGCCGCCGCGGCTCCAGCTCGGCGGCGAACACGTTGCCCCTGAGCCATGCCGCGTACAGGCTGACGGCGAATTCCTGCGCTTCGGCGCGGGTGGTGAGACTGCCCAACTCGTTGAACTGCTGCCTGCTGCGGGGCTCGTAGACGTACCAGTTGGTGGCGCCTTTGGTGACCTCGAACGGGTTGCCCCAGCGGCCGGGCCGGCTGACGACGACGGCGCCTTCGGGTTTGCGCCATCCGGCCTTGCGGCTCAGGCGCAACCGCTGCGGCCCGCAACCCTGTGAGCTGGAAGTCGACGGGTTATGCGGAGTGTCAGCGATTGATGGGTGCCCACCTACGATCTTGTTTCCGTGCAGGTCAGCCACGGCGGAACCTCCTTCTCGGGGCGCTGGTCCATTGGCTGCTGATTGGTGTGCGTCCCGGCCGGCCCCGGTGCCGTTTCGGCGTGCGTCCGTGCCTGATGGCGCGGACGATCCGCGGCCCGGCCCGCAGCGTGAGCCAGCCGGCGCCGATGACGGCGAGGAAGACGACGGCCCACATTGCGGAGTTGCCGGGTTCGGTGTCGGCCGCGGCCATGGCGGCGAAGCCGACGCCGAACCAGGCGGTGAGTTCGCTGGCGACTCGAGCGGTCTTGGCGCCGGCGCGCTGCCATCTCGGCTGGCGCCGGGGGAGTCGCGGGAGCCTAGGCATCGCAGCCCACCCCGACCCGGTACGGCTCAAGCGGTGTGTCAGCCCGCACATAGAGGGGGTGCTTCGGCTGCCCGTTGGCGGTGACTCCGAGGCAGTACAGGCTGACTCCGGCGTCGGCGAGCGTGTCCGCTACTTGCTGTCCGCGCTGGTTGCGGGCGCCGTGTGTGCCCCAGGCTGCAATGACGGAGGTGCGTCCGGCTGCTTGGGACTGGATGAACTGGTCGCCGAGCGGACCGATCGGGTCCTTGTGCCTCCACAGCGTCGCCGGGTCGGTGGAGCGCAGGGCATACAAGTTGACGATGGTCAGGCCGCCGTAGCTGCCGAACCGTTTTGTGAAGCCGATGCACCGGGTCAGAGTCGGGTCGGATCGGAAGGCGTCTGCGACTGAGGGGTTCAGCATGACCCAGCAGAGGGTTGGCCCGTGTCCCCACCTGCGGGACAGGGCGTACCGGTAGTTGCCGTCGGGGCTGAACGCGGCCTTGTCGACGCCTGCGATGTGGTCGTGGCGGTCGGTGACGAACCCGGGGCTACGCATGGCTGCCCGCCTCGGTGAAGGCGTGCCCGAAGTCCTCGTAGCTGCCGTTGTAGTGGTCGGCACGGGTCTTACCACAGTGGCCGCACGTCACGGGGTCCGGCTGCCAGCCGCCGTGTTCATCCTCGTGATAGAGCGGCCGGGTGCACACCTCGGGGAAGTACGTGTACTCGTAGCGTCCGATCTCTTCGGCCCGGATCTCCCCGCACGGCGGCCGGACCCACCCGGGCGGCGCCCACACGAGCCGGTGTGGCGCGGCGTAGCCGGCGGAGACGACGACGGCACCGTCGCGGATCCACATGTTGGTTTTCCACGGAAACCGGGACTCGTCGATCCCGGCGGCTTCCGCAGCTTCACGCAGGCTCCGGTCGGGGTGGTAGTCGGCGTGCAGGCCGTAGTGCCAGCCGTCTTCGCGGGTGTCTCGGATGAGGATGTTCTCGAGGGCGTCGGTAAACGTGGCGAGCTGTTCGGCGGTAACGGGGTGAGCGTCGGCGATCATGCCGGCGAGTCCGCGGGCAGCGAAGGAGTGGAAGTCTCCTTCGCCGGGGCGTTCGTTGTTGAAGGTGGGGTCGGCGATCTGTGTGGCCCACCATTCGGCGGCGGCGCGGGCTGCGGTGGTGGCGGTGCTGGTGTCGTTCATCTCGTTCTCCACGTTCGAGGGGTGGCCACGCGCGGCGTGATGGACCGCACGCGGCCTGGTCAGGTCCGGTTGGTTCTGTGCCACAGCCGCCGGCGTCGTTTGCGCGGCTGTTCGTGCTGCTGCTCGCATGCCGGGCCGCGGTCGATTTCGTGCTGGAGCCGTTCGTTTTGCATCTCCAGCACGCCTTTGGTGACGGCCAGTTCGCGGCATGCCTCGCGGGTGCATCGCAGTTCGGTGCGGACCCGGTCGAGTTCGGTGCGCAGGGCGGCGTTGACGACGTCGGCGACGTGCACCTGGTGCCGTGCGCGGGTCAGTTCCTGCTGCATGGCGCAGGAGGCTTCCAACGCGTCGGCTTCGGCGGTGCGGGCGTGGTCGCGTTCGAGGGCGAGTTCGGCGATGCGTGCGATGAGCCCGTCGAACCCGGTGTGGATCTCTTCGCGGGTGAGGGTCTCGGTGGTGATGGTGGCCGGGG